ACTGTTCAACAAGAACAACAACGTGCAGTTGATATGATCCAACAATGCATTGCCACAATAAATAATCATAGACCAATTGTTGATCGTGAGTTTGAGTACACACAAGATGGTCTCAATTACTTGCACAATATATTTGAACGCTATCACGGGCTGCTGGATCAACAAACATCTGAATATTGGCACTCGGCACCTGACACAGTTAGGCAAGCCTTGGCCAATTTAAACTTAGCAGTGCATCGAGCCGAAGCCGCACAGCGTTCTCCAAGGCCAGAATTTATCTGTACTTGGTTTGGTATGCCTAAAACACAATGCTTATCCTCAGAACTACAACATCAGTATGGCGAGCCAGCAATTAAATTTGGAACAGTGTATCTTAACTATTGTGAAATTGGTAAGACTGTGGAAGACTTGACCCGAGACAATGATCAGTACATAGGCGAAGAGGCATTTCGACCTTTTGGGCATTACAGTGCTGATTTTTTTGTTGCATTTTATGACTTGGACTTGACATCGATGTATCCTCGTATTCAAAATTACATTGAATCTCAACAAAACTTTTTCGACAAGCATAATATATACAATGCCTACAACATCCAAGCAAGCCCGTTGCGTTTTCCTGTGGCAGATTTAGAATGTACAACCGGTCAAGAACATTTAATAACTCAAATAAGGTCACGACAACTTGTGCGTGAAGTAACTGTACAATGAAACGATGCACAATACAAATACGTGATGAAGTAAACATCAAGATTGAAGGCCTGGACTTGGATGCTCGCAAGGCTCTGGTCAATGCATTCAAATATGAAAATCCTGCGGCACGTTATTTGCCAGCGGTGCGTTTAGGACGCTGGGACGGCAAGGTAGCATACTTTCAACTAGGTGGATCAACTTATGTAAACTTGTTGCCAGAGATCATGCCCATATTGGAAAAATTTGATTATGATATTGAACTGGATGATCAGCGTGACTACTCAAACACATTCAATTTTGAGCAAGTGACTGAAACAAGTTTTGAGCATGTGAAGTGGTCCCGGACACATCCAGCCGCAGGTGAACCCATTATGTTGCGTGATTACCAAGTGGAGATCATCAACAACTTCCTGGCCAACCCACAGTGCATACAGGAAGTGGCCACAGGCGCAGGTAAAACAATTATGACAGCGGCATTAAGTAATGCTGTTGCTCCTTATGGACGCAGTATTGTTATTGTGCCTAACAAGAGTCTTGTGACACAGACCGAAGCAGACTATATCAACATGCAACAAGATGTTGGTGTGTACTTTGGCGACAGAAAAGAATACGGACGCCAACACACCATCTGCACATGGCAAAGTCTCAACAACTTGCTGAAGAATACCAAAGCTGGCATAGGTGACTGTACCATTGGTGAGTTTTTGGAAGATGTTGTGTGCGTGATTGTGGACGAAGTACACATGGCCAAAGCAGATGCGCTAAAAACCTTGCTCACAGGAGTGATGGCCCGAGTGCCAATTCGCTGGGGATTGACAGGAACAGTGCCCAAAGAAAAGTTTGAAAGCCAAGCACTGCTAGTAAGCCTGGGCCCTGTTATTGGCAAGCTCAGTGCCAGCGAACTGCAACAACAAGGTGTATTGGCCAACTGTCATGTGAACATTGTGCAGTTGATTGATCACGTGGAGTACAAGGACTATCAAAGCGAACTCAAATACCTGCTTGAAGAGTCTGGACGACTTGATACTATGGCCGATCTTGTACGCCGTGTAAACGAAACTGGCAACACCCTGGTACTTGTGGATCGTACCGAGTGCGGTAGACAGTTAGTTGCAAGACTTGGGGACCGAGCAGTGTTTGTATCAGGAGCAACCAAAGGATCAAAGAGGCAAGCAGAATATGATGAAGTGGCTGATGCAACCGATAAAATTATTGTGGCAACTTATGGCGTTGCTGCTGTGGGTATTAATATTCCTAGGATTTTTAATCTTGTGCTTGTTGAACCTGGCAAGAGTTTTGTGCGTGTCATTCAGTCAATCGGTCGTGGCATACGCAAAGCAGAAGACAAAGACCACGTCCAAATCTGGGACATAACATCAACGTGTAAATTTGCCAAGCGTCATTTGACCAAGCGCAAACAGTTCTACCGAGAAGCCAACTATCCTTTTACACAAGAAAAACTAGATTGGATGAAACTGGGATGAGCTTAGATTTTATGAAAGACGACGGGGTATTCATGCCCATGTTAAATGATACCGGCCGAAATATTTTTTACAAAACTGCAATAGAATTGGCTGCACCCGGCAAGGTGGTTTGTGATATAGGTGCCGGTACAGGGTTTCTTAGTATAATAGCAGCTCATGCTGGAGCAAAGCATGTGATTGCAGTTGAAAGAGATTTTCAAAGGTATCAGTATACTAAATCAATAATTGAAAAACTACAGCTAACTGATCGCATTGAGTTGGTGCATGGAGATTTTCTTGATCTCGATATTCCAGCTGATGTGTATGTGTCAGAAACTATCAACACACAAATATTTGGCGAGGATATAATAAAATTATCCAATCATGCACAGCGACACGGCGGAGAATTCGTACCAGGCCAGTTTAAAATTCATGCTGAAGTGTATGAAATGCATCCAATATTTGTGGTTGATCAATCAGGGTCAGAAGCGTTTGAGTATAACCCGGAAGTTGATGTTGATCCTGGTTTTGCCAATATCATCAATCAAGATTTTCAACAACAATATGGTTTGAATGATACTCGGTATCGAGCAAATCAACTTAATAGACTGTTTAAAATGTTGCCAGATTTTACTGATCTAAAATTAATAAAATGGCATCAAACTCAACCCATTACTGTTGACTTGAATAAATTAAACAATGAGTCAGATCTCACTGTGACTATTCCTCTCAGAGACGTTGAAAGACATAAAACCGGCATGTATGTGGTACTGTTTTGGCAAGCTGAATACGGCCCTGTGACAATGAATTGCAGAGATGTTTGGTTTGGTAATATTAGCAAACATGTCATGTACGCCACTACGGACATTGTATTTCGTTATGATCCGCAGATACGCAACTGGCGGTTGACTTATTGACACAAACCCTGTAAACTTAACACATGCGAATTTTAACCTTAGACAACACTCATTACGACCTAGATCATTTGCCTGAAGAAGTAGATGACATGCGGTTTGCTATATTAGACAACTCAAATCCACAAGATCCTGACTATCATTTCATCCCACTAATCTTTTTAGAGAGTTTCAATGCACCCGCACTTGTGCTACGCATTGGTGAAAACACTATCAGGATGCCCATGGACTGGCAGATCCTAATTGGCGAACCTGAAATAGGTGACTTGGAAGTGTTGCCATTGACATCAATCAATGACCGTGGCTTTAGGGTGTTTCAATTCAACCCACTCACCAGTTTCCGCCCAAGTTTTCCGGACATTGAAATTTTGGATGTGTATCATGAAGTGTCGTGGTATGCCCCCAAACTAAAGAATGGTCAGTTACTTGCTGTGCCCTTAAATGACGACCCTGATCCTGACTGTGTGTACTTTGTCAAAGACATCAGTCGCAACTGTGAGATAGTAGACTACAACAAGAGTTGGTAACATGCCCTATACCGAACCACAACTGTTTGAAATAATCAATCGCTTGTCTAAGATTTACTTGGAAAGTTACCCTGAAGATCGCGAGGGACTTGAACGTTTCCTACGCTGGGCATACACTCAATATGGCTACAAGTATGGGAACCCTTAAACCCGGCGCCACTTACATATATGAGCGTGTGGGCAATGAAGTGTATGCCCGTGAATCAGGTACTGAACCCAGTACTCGACAACTAATGGGCTACAGCTACGATCCTGTAACCGGACATCATATTGATTACGACAGCAGAACATCAGATGGTAGACCCTTGGTTGATCACATTCGAGAAGACAAAATGTGGGGCGAAATTCGGCGAATGGCCAAAACCACGCCTGCCTTACAAGATGCCTTAGAACGTGTTATAATGATATACAAGTTAATCAAGGTAGAAAAGTGAGCGATAAACTAAACATTGCCAATGAGATGCGACAACTGGATCGCAAAAACAGAAACTTCTATCGTGAACTCACAGATGAGGAACGCAAGAAGTTCTCTAATTATCTCATGATTCGCTGGGCCAGCTGTGTAGAGGGCTCACGGGACTTGCAAGAATTCTATTTGATCTCCACCAATGAACGATTGAACAAACACTTTTTCAACATTAGTCGGCATCCTGAATTGCAATGGCTGTGTGCCACAACAGTGAGTCCAGACATGGGCACCCCCAGACACAACTGGATCTCGCCCAAGAAGAAAGAAACAGGTGCAGGAGCAAGTGCTATTAAAAAGCAACTGGCCGAGTTGTTTCCCACATACAAAGAAGATGAAATAGCACTATTAGCCAGTATGACAACCAAAAAAGAACTTGACCAATACATTCGAGACCATGGACGAGACACTAAGTGAACTCACTTGCGGTTTCTGCAAGAAAACATTCAGACGTGCAGAAAGTCTTGTGGTGCATTTGTGCGAGCCAAAACGCCGCAGACAGGAACGTAGCGAGCGTGGTGTTGAATTAGGCTTTCAATCCTACTTGCGGTTCTATGAGATTGCACAAGGCAGTGCAAAACTAAAAACGTTTGATGACTTTGCGGACAGCCCTTATTACAAGGCCTTTGTAAAATTTGGCAGATACTGTGTGGCTACAAAAGCAATCAATCCTGCACAGTTCACAGCCTGGTTGTTAAAGCACAACAAAAAAATTGACAACTGGGGTTCGGACAAAATCTACACTGAGTACCTGCTGGACTACTTGAAAGTAGAAGCAGTAGCAGATGCACTTGCACGAGCAGTGGAGTTTGGTATAGACTGGAGTGAGCGACACTCAGCACCGCCCAATGATTGTTTGCGTTATGGCAGCACACATGCCATGTGCTATGCTGTCACAACAGGACGCATCAGTCCTTGGGTGATATACAACTGTGAATCAGGACAAAAATTCCTAGGTGAACTCACAGCCGACCAAGTGGCCATGATATGGCCTTATATAGACTCAGACATATGGCAAAAGAAATTTGCAGACTACGCCGCAGATGCTGAATACGCTAAAGAAATATTGAAACAAGCAGGATGGTAACATGAATACAAGTATATACAGCACATCACCATACATTACAGTAGATAGTTCTTCTGCTGTCCCCTATATCAGTCCCAGCACTCCCAGTGCAGGTCTAGTTCGATATTACGGCAATGAGATGCAAGTGTATGATGGTGCAGCATGGTTGACGGTGAGAAGTTCAGTCAACATTTCTCTAACAGGCGTTGCAGTTGAGGCCATTGACTGGGCAATGAAAAAGATGCGGGCAGAACGAGAAGCACGTGCCATGGCTGAACAGTATCCTGCTGTGGCAGATGCCTTGAATGCAGTATGGGAATCTGAACAGCAATTAAAAACCATTGTGGCATTGTGTAGAGTATGATACACATTGATTTTCAAGGCGG